GGTCTCTTTTAATTTGCCCTGGCCCATGCCATAAAACAGTCCAAGGTTAATCGTTTTAGCCGTGTCTCGCTCTATGTCAGCCATCTCCGCTACCATTTTGTGAAAGTCCGCCTCGCCCTTTCTGTAGCCCTCGATAAAACGTTTTGTGTCCATGGTTGCACGTTTTGATTCATATGAAAAACCATCTACTTCATTTATTCTTTCTGCAAAGTGCACAACCATTCGTGGTTCCTGTTGAGAATAGTCAAAACTCCCCCACTTCTTTCCTTCCTCTGGTATAAACAAAGAACGTATTTTGTTCTTGATCTTTTTGTTCCTGGCAGGAATTTGTTGTAGGTTTGGATTGCTGTAACTAAATCGTCCAGTCACCGTGCCTTTGTCATCACTTCTCATTTGATGTATCTCAGAGTGTAGCCGTCCGTTGTGCTGGTGACGCATGATACTATCAATAAACGTTGTGTGCGCTTTGTTTGATTCTCTGGCTTTCACAACCAATTGTGCAAGATCCGACTTGTGTTTTGACAAAAAGTTTTTTGTAAAGCTCGGCTTGCCAGTCGGTGTTCTGCTATAGGATATATGCATGTTATCAAATGCTTTGGCCACAGAAGCGGCCGCCCAAACATTTACATCAACCCCCGATAATTTTTTTATTTGAAACAGTGCCGCTTCCTCATCGGTAATCAAGGCCTTCTTTGCCTCTTCTGCCGCCTGTAGATCAACGCGAACACCGTGTGCTCGCATGTCAATCAAACAAGGTTGCAACCGTGTTTCGAGATCATATATCTGTTGAAGTTTCTGCTCTTCTATTTCTTTTTGATTATAAAAGAACAAATCGTACGTGAGCCGTGCATCTTGTTCCGCGTAATGTCCTACATACATAGCCGGTATTTTGTACATTTCTTTCTTTGGATTGATCCCTGCGTCCTGAGCGTACTTTACAAGCTCGTCTTCATTCTTTGTGGCACCTAATTTATCTTTAGCTAAACTATTCAAAGTAAACGAAAATCTATTTTCATCTATTAAAGCACTTGAAATCATGGTGTCGTGTATAGTACCATTAACGGTTATGCCCATGTGTCTGAGCCAACCTATATCATAGGAGGCATTGTGAAATATTTTAGGCATGTTGTAGGACAGTGTCTTTTTGATCCAAGGAATAACTTTGTCCGGATCCATGTTGGGCCCTTTCTCGTGAGCTATCGGGTAGTACGCCTGCCAGTCTTTTGTGGCAAGGGCGAAGCCTGTAACATATCCGTTCCCTGTTGCCCAACCTGAGCCATGCGTTAATAGTTTTAAGTCACAAGTTTCTAAGTCAACCGCGAGATATTTTTCTTGTGATAAATCTGGAAAATTTTCTTCAAACATCCACTCAATCCACGGCTTTAATTTGGTATTGTTCTCCATACTCATCCTCCAAAATCATTAAAGCGAAATGTATTATCTTTCTAACGTCTTTTGCTTTTCCTTTTTCAGAGTGACGAGTTATGTATTTTACAATGTTGCCTTCTCTCCAGCCTAATTTGTTTTTCACAATATAGTCTGTGGGCTGTACGCTCAAAGCTTTATAGTGAGCGCCGTCAACTTGTGTATCTCTCCATCCCATTATGCTACTTCCTTTCTCTCTTTGTATGTTCTGTACATTTTGTCGAAATCAAAACGAAACTTTAAATTAGGACACATGTAAATATACATCCTTTGTTTTGCTCTTGTGCACGCAACATAAAACATTCTCTTAATTGTGTCTTTCTCAACATGATCAAAACTTTTATACTTTTTATAAAAAGGCATTTCCATGTTGCCAACAACGACTGTGTTTTCGTCTTCTCCACCCTTCATGCTGTGTATTGTGCAAAGTTTTATCTTAGGCTTTTTATCAAAAATATCAACACCTTGATCTATGCAATCCATTATATATTTTTTCTTCCTGTTCCATTCTGGGTTGTTTACGTTTGCAAACGCCTCTTTCCAATCAACAGAAAAATCTAGACCAAACATATCTTTTAAATCCTGTGCTTTGTACAATTGATCTGGATCAAGTTCTTCTAGTTGTTTTGGTTTAAAGTTTTTTGGTTTAACTAATGTTCTATAATTTAAAAGTTCCGATCGTGTTACATACTTGTCTTGATGCAAAGTAAAAAAACATTTCAATGCGGCTATGATCTTTGCGCCAACAGGATAATGAACGTAACCCTTGGCCGTTGTCTGTACAAACGAAGCCCTTTGCCGTATCAAAAGATCTTTTACTTCTGACATGACAGAAGAACCGGTGACCATGATTGTCCAGCTCTGTCCGTCTTTGATAGGGATTTGTGAAAATCTATCCGTGTAATGAATTTCACCAGAGTGTTCATGATCAGAATGATATTCTTTCTCTTGTCTGTATTTTATGTCAGAACTTATTTGTTCTGCAAAATGTATGTGCTGGTTCGTTAGTCTGTATGACTTCTCTAAAACTTTTGATTTACAAACAGAAGTGTACGCATTTAAAAAATATTTAACTTCGCCACCATTCCAATCAAAGATTGCCTGATCGTCGTCGCCTGCGATGTACAAATATTCAACAGAGCCTTTGTCCATAATCTTTTTAATTACTTGCCACTGACACCAGGAAGAATCCTGAGCTTCATCTAGGAACACAGCTTTGTATTCTTTGAACCTGTCCACGTCCAAAGCGTTAAGTATCTGATCAGTAAAATCATGTAACTTATTGTTTTGTTTGAAAAATTCCCAACTCTTTATGTACCCCTCAAGCCTGTTCCATTTATAATTTCTTTCATTCAATTTTGTAAATGCTTCACGCAAAGAAATGTTGGCTACACGATAAAGATTATAAACTTGTATAACAAAATTATTATCTAGATCACCACCAAATTCTTTTTTAAGATCGCCGTCTTCTTTCTTAGCCCAATACTCAAAGTCTCCTTCCGAGACTAAACGAGATTCTTTGCCTTTTAAAAATCCGTTACATAGTCCGTGGATTGTTGCAAATGATTCGTAACCATCAGTCTTTTTTGTCACCTTTAATCGTTCACGAACTTCGTCTATGCCTTTGTTTGTAAATGTTATGTAACAAATATCCTCCGGATCTATTTTCTTTTCATTGATCAGCCAACTAACTTTAGTAATCAATCGTCTTGTTTTCCCTGTTCCTGGCGGGCCAAATATTTTCTCCGCCTCTTTTATTTTTACACTCATAATGGATCCTCCTTAATTATTTCTTTTGGTTCTAGTTCTGCTTGCTCTAAGTTTAAATTTTCTTCTTTGATGGCCCAAGCAAACTTTGTTTTGCCTCCAATATTTAATCTAGCCTGTGTTGCACCAAGGCCTGGATTGTCTCCCTCTGCGGGCCTTTTTAAAAAGTCCATGAGCGTTGAAGATTCTTTCGGAGTTTCTCGTATGGCTTTGACAGAAACTAGAGCGCTATACAAATCAGAATACTTAAAATAAATTACTTTCTTTTTTTCATCATACCATGAAGACCCTTTTAATAAACTTGTGTTGTCGTCTCCTGCCCCTGTTCCAGTAAACCAATCGTTTATAGATTGTTTAATTCTATCGTATCGACCCACACCTTCTGGCAATTGAACGTGTGTCATGCGATCTCTCATTTGAGTGCGCATCCAATCGTCAAAGTTAGCCGCACCAAGTCCTGGAGGCTTTGCATCTAAAATAAGTCCAACTTTTTTTCTCCAATTCTTTTCTTCAAATATATCGTCCGCCTCCATCCGAGCCACAACACCGTTCTCAAAAGTTATGTAATAAAATATTGGCTCATCATAGACTTTGTCTATGGATGCAATTACTGGGTAACCATCGCCCTCTTCCGTTGTCCGTTGAACGCCAAACTTTCTTGACATACAAGTGACCCTGTCGCAAAAACTACTCATAGGTTCTTGCTTACATAAATAGTGGTAGTTAGAATTGTCTGCCTCTTCTAGCTCTACGTTGTCTCCCAACACCTGTCTGTTTTCGTGCTCCATGTGTCCTGTCACTGACGCATATATTCTAGACAACTCTACTTCGTTGAGTGGTGTATCGATATATTTTTGGTTAATGTTTCTAAGTTCCATCAACCAGTCCTCTTTGCTCTCCTCATGCATTCTTTTCAACATGACTGCACAATTAAACAAAAAATTATTTCTGCCCCCTTCACTACATCCATTAAGGGCTATACAATTATTACAAGGAGGGCCTTTTGGAAATATTATGTCTGTCTGTACATTTAAATCGTCTATCTTTGTGAGAGCCTTCTCTTCATATTCAGCATAAAATTCTTCTAAAGACAGTATTTTTAAGCCGCTATCCTCTAGTTTTAGTGCGTACCTCTGACAATTCTTTTCATTAAAATACGGAGCGTTGACATAGTTTCCTGTCTGACCTCTCAATAGTTTATTTTGTTTTGGAAAAATTTCTGCATCTTTATAGCCAAGAAGAGCGCTCGCTTGTTTTAATTTTTTCTGCAAGTCTTTTGCTTTGACTGCGTTCTTAAAGAAACAATAGACGTGAGCTCCGCCACTCTTTGACCTACAAACCACAAAGGGAAGTTTCGCCCTTGTTATG